GCTTGACCAAAGCGAGCGCGACGATCTTCCAGTCCGTTCGTTCCGCCGTTGATAATCTTCGTCACGCGCATCAGGTCGCCAGAATGATTAAGGCAGCCCTTAGTGACAAAGAACCATGCCGCGCTTCTTGCGGCGTATACGTCTTCAGCGAGCAACTGAGGTTGCTTAACCAGATCTACCTTCAGGCCGTTTCCACAATCACGGTAGTTATTCAGTCCTGTAATCTGGATAAGCCCACGACCACGATATAACCAGCCATCACCGGGAGCGTTGTTCCCATTGCGTTTGCTGTATACCAGGTTGGCAATGGCACGCTGACGCTCAATCGGCAATGTTCGTTCTTCTGGGCGACGGCCAAGCGCGTTTGCCTGCTCAGCGGTTAGACGACCAGCACGAATGAAGTTAACCAGACCAGCAATGCGGTAATTGAAGCTCTCTACCAGCAATGTAAACCCTGCTGATTCATGCCCTGCCTGAGCAATGAACATAGCCTGGTCTTCCGGTTTGGTGATGCCGAACTCTTTCATCGCTTCGGTGACTGGCTGAAACCAGCGCGCAGCTAACTCGGCGCTTAACCCAGCCGCCTTTTGAAATTGTGATTGGTTCATTAGTGCCTCAGTGCATCAACCAAGCGCGCTATGTTCCCCCGAGCCCAGAGAACGGCAGCGCAAATCAGGACGTTCACCAGTACCACTAACCAGTGCGATTCATGGTACAGGCCGAACAGGTAACGGAAGGGGACGCTGGCATATACCAGCACCGTGAAATAAGCCATCAGCGATATCAGGGGGCGGTGTCTCGCACCTCCGCGCTGGTAGAACATCAAAGCAATAACGATAACAGCTGAGATAATTGCGTTTGCCATTGCACTTGGATCACTTACCACCATTGCTGGTCCCTCCACCACGTAAACGAGAGAGAATTCCAAATAGGCTACCCAAATCCTGGGTGTTGACGAACGTCAGCAACTTAATAGCAATAGCGGCTACGATAACTGCGCCCAGCGCATCAAGTGGCCTGTCGCTATACCCCGTCCATTTGGAGAAGTAAGAGCCAAGCAGTGGTGCGCCAATAACGCCGAAGATGAATGAGGTTATGAAGTATCCCACCAACTTTAGGCGGCTGATATTAACCGCCGTAGCGACGTAGAACACCGCGCCAGCGAATGCACCAAACACCACACCGTAATCTATGCCGGTTGCCAGGCCGAACATGCTGGCCCCCATCAGACCACCAGCCGCTACCGTAGTGCCAGAAACAGGATCGGACATTTAGCCCCCTCTTATTGCCGTGAGTCCTCTCAAAAATGAGGGGAAAAAAGTGCCGTCTGAACGGCTATAGTTATCACTCCGTCAAAGGCCATCAATGATGACCTTTTGCACAGTGCTATTTACTGGATTTAATCAGGGGCCAGAGTAGAGCAATCACTCCGGTTACCAGCACGCCATCAGCAAGGATGGACATCATTTTGCTGGTGAAGTCGATAGCAACCACCAGAAACAACAAAATCCCGGCAGCTGCCCAGCGCAGTTTTCCGATCACAGGTACTGATCCAGAGAAAGTTGCAGCGCCTGCGCGATTTTCTTCAGCTGTTTCTCTTCTTCTTCACCAATACCGTCGTTGTCAGCAATGTCCAGGCACAGACACAACACACTTACTGCGTCCTGAGTACCGGCCACGTCTGCCAGTTCAATCAAGGCCTGAGCATTAGCTGAACGTGGGGAGGCTTCATAACGAGCACGGATATTGCTGCTCATCTGCGCAATTTCACCTGCAAACGGCGCAAATGCAGGTAATGCGGAGATAGTTTTCTCCAGTACGGAGATTTCTTTCGCATCGCAGGTGCCATCGGCATATGCAATGGAGTACGCACCCCATACGGTAGCCTCGACCGCGTCGCGGTTTTCCATTTTCTTAACTTCTGCAACTGCTTTACGTGCTTTCTTTTTGAAGATACCGAACATAGTGACTTTCCTTTAGTGGTGAGCCTTACGCTCAGAGTGGAACAGCCCGCAGACGTAGTCACACTGACCACTGCTAAGGCTCACCCTGAAAGACTCTGCGGTTTATTGCGCCGAGCGAGGCGCAGATACAAGAAAGGCCGCCATAAGGCAGCCTGTAGATATGAAAAAACCCGCAGCAGTGGCGGGTTTATGTTTTGTTCTGTTGCTCAGTTCGCTTTAACGTCCCGAGCCTATCACAATTTAAACACTTTCTTGCTCACTACGCAACTTAAATTTGTCGCTATTTGTGCCGAACGCGTCACAAAGTGGAGCGTACAGTATCGATTCCGCCAAACTTACCCAGGTGTCTATGCGGCGGCGACATGTTATCAGGGTCCAGTCAGGGTGTTTAGCATTAAGCTCGTTGGCCATCTGAAGTTTGCTCTTACGCAGACGGTGTCGGTCAACGATCACACCATACAGCCCACGGTATTCTTCGTTCATCAGTACGGCAGCGATCACGCCATCCACCTTCAGACCTTCCTCATCTGAACAGAACGCCAGGCCGCTTTTGTTTTTGCTGTCGAGGATTTCGCGCAGGTAAGCTTCCAACTCAGGTTTAGTGATGCCGGATTTCTTCATGCGGCGCAGCGCATCGTTAATTGCAGTCTTGGTGATTTTCCCGGACGCCAGTAGCTGGTTAAACATGTTTCCGCCAGAGCCACCACCGATGTATGACCAGCGACCCCACATGCGGAGCTTGCCCTGTACCCAGATGCTTTCGAGAGTGCGAAGGCGAACCATCTCGCCGGATTTGCCAACTTCTGAAGGATTGATCATGTTGCGTCTCCACTTACGCCAGTACGCCGATTTCCAGCGCACGATCTAAAAACCGAAACAACAGCGTTAACTGGTCGCCGTGCTTCGCTTCAAATGCCACAGGATCAGCGTGCAACTCGTCGTGATGCGCTCTGCACAGCGGTATCACAAACAGGTCGTGCGCTTTGGTACCCATTCCACCTTGCCCGTGGCCAATCAGGTGATGGGGGTCGTCTGCCGGATTATTACAGCAACTGCACTGCTGCGACTTAACCCAACGGGTGTACTTATCGTTCTCCCAGCGGCGGCGCTTTGGCCTCAGCATGAAAGATTCCGGTGATTCAGGATCTACCTTCACCGAGACTATCTTCTTAACTTTCTCCTGGAGGATTTCAGTCGCCGGTAATGACGGAACTATGTCACTTTCCCGCATTACTGAGCTGTGCGATTCAGGCTTAATCCTGAGGGCTTTATTGGCCACTGATTCAGGAATAAGGTCGGCCAGATCGTTACGTACCATCCACCAGCAGAACTCCGGCAACGTCAGGGTGTGGTCTGCACTAAAGCCAAGCATAATATTCACCCTTTCGAGCAGCCATTTTACCAGGTTCTGCATGGCAATTCCTGCCAGTCTTTCAGTAGTTTGTTCACGCAACTGGTTATCACACCCCCAGCACAGGCGAATGCTTCCGGGGGCATGCCGCATTACAGTAAAGTCCTTTGAGTGCCAGTCATTGTGGGGCCACTGACATTCGAATTTACGTTCCAGCCAGGCATCAAGACTGCTAAGTCCACCAGCACGCTGAATAACCCGCTCGTTCAGGAAAATACCCTGCATACTGACATCATCTGTCAGTGGCTGGTGAGCTTCAGGAATCAGCCCAGATGGTAGGTGCTGGATAGCTTCAGATGGCGTTTCAATAACAACCCGGCCGCGACGAAACAACCACAGCAACTCATTTCCTGGACGGAAGAGCACCACCCCGGACATTGGCGCAACTTCAGGTGTCAGTATGGCTCTCACCCTATTCCCCCTACAGATGGTTGATGTTTAGTGATCGCTATTTCAACTCTGCCACCCGGAACTTTAGGGCCCCACTCCACCAGCATTCGCTGAACCTGACTGTCATCTTCCCAGATGCCAGCGTGAGTAAGCGCGTCAAACAGAGCCTTGTTGTAGTTGTCGATGTCGCGGCGGCGTGCATCTGGCGGAAAGAGAAGGATCTCCACCGCAGCTGGTGACGATGATGGTTTTGGAAGGCAACGCAGCTGCTCTATAATCGCTGCGCATGCCGCACTCTGATATGCCCTGCCTTTCTCACTGATAAGATGGCGGCCTTTTAATGGCCCCTTATTCGGGGCTCGCCAGTAGGTGTTTACGCTTGGAGGGAACGGGAGCACCAGTTTCATAAGGTCACTCCCTGTTTTTTCAGCCATTCAACAGCGTTATCTCTGGCCTTCTCTCCACCTGATAACAGGTCTTTGATGATCGTTATCGGATCTTCATCAGATTCGGTTTTGACGATGGTAATGCCCCTGGCAGCGCCAGGAGCAACGGAGATGTAACCTTTTTTCTTAAGTGCCTTCACGTGCTCAGCTGCAGCGTTTGGGGATGCGCAGCCAATTAACCCTGCAAGCTCCAGCATCGTCGGTGGGAATCCTGTTCTGTCCTTGTAGAGCACTATGGCATCCAGCACTTCACTCTGACGCGACGTTAATTCGATCATGACTCGACTCCATAACGCCCGTTAAGGCGTCCGATTACGCTGTTGAACATCACCAGGCTTACGCCCATCGGTTTAACCTTCTCGTGATACTCCTTGAGGATCGGAGGTACAACGACATTCCAGCTTGGCTTCGGCTTCTTCTTCAGCGCCTTCTTAATGGCATCAGAGCATTGACGAGCCACATCACGCACTGCGTTCTCCTGCTCTGTGGATAGTTTTTTCATGCAACGCGCTCCTGAGGTTTTCCCATAGGAACGGCCAATGCAGGAATAAGCTCAACAGCCGGGGATTCAGACTGATTTCCCCAGTGGTCCCAGCCTGGTGCTCCGCAACGGCTGAAGAGTTCGATGCGCGATACGTCACCGTAAAGTTTTTCCAGGCGGAAACGCGCTTCTGCTGGTTTCTGGCTGTGCTCACCGAGTGGGCTGTAGATAACCTGCTTGATGCTGGCGCACTGGCGCTCCAGTCCATTCCCCCTGGTGGCTATCAGCAGGTCTTCCGTATTGGCTCGGGTGTAGTTTCCGCCGTTCATGCGGGTCTGCACATTCAACAAGTCGAGGAAGTCGTAAAAGTCCTCAACCCTACCAGCCTGAAGAGCTTTGTTGATGTGCTGCTCTGCCAGCGGATTGAACTTCACCCAGGTGAAGCCCTTCATGGTGCGGACTTTAAATCCCCAGGCTTCTGCCAGTTCGATGGCCTCGCGGGTGTGCGTGCCGGTGAACCACATGGCCAGAACAGCATCATCTGCAGCCAGGTCCCAAACCGGAAGGCGCTTCAAGTCAATCAGCTTCGTCGTGCCGTAGTGATTGGTGGCAGCACCGTTGCTCACGGTGTTTCCGTATTCCCAGGCTGGGTCTGCGTAAATCAGAGAGTATTTTCCCGTCATTGAATTACACCTCGAAAGCCAGTTGTGGCATGAATATGTCGCGCGCTTCGTCATAGTTGAGCGAACAGGCTGAGTTGTATGCTTCTATGCGCTCCACCAGCACAGCCGCTCTGGTTTCTTTGCTTGCCGGTGCATATGCTGATTTATCCCACGCCTTGTTAATTCCGATATTTCTGGCGACGTTGGTGCTGTCAGCTGACGATAATGGAACCTCCATAAAAAGGTCCTTGTTTAGCATGCGGAGGCCATGCAACTTTGTTATTGGGTAGCCATTGCTGTCGACAACATGGCGAATCATGTCGCGCAACTTAGCGGCGCAATCCTTTGGCCTCTTAGCGTCGTACTCACCCATTGAGCCAATACAAACGCGTGGGAACTCATGGCAAAGGCGTATGAAACGAGATTCTGGCTCGTTGAAGTGATAAACCGGTGCACCAACTACTTTTCCATGCGGCCACTCAGCTATTAATGCATCATTCTCTTCACTTGTGCCGCCGATCACGTCAGGGATAACAGCAAAAGCAAAGCGCGGGTGATTCATCCAGAGACCTACAAATTCGTAGTAGTCATTCCAGTTAACAACGCGCTTTTTCGTCCAGAAGCTGAAGGCTCCGTTATCAAGTGCGAAAGACTGAGTTACCTCACTGGCAAGCTTAAGTTGCCCAGGGTTCGCAAAGCTGATGAACGCATGGCGACCTTTCCATGCTTTTAAGGCGCAGGTATCCGGCGTGATTGGTCCTCCGTGGAAGTGAATCATCAGACGTTCCTCGCTTTTCCAGCCAGACACCATCCATCACCTGATGGCTTAGCTCGCTGAACCATCCTCAGGCAGCGCTGTCTCTCAGCCATAATTTCTTCGCGCATCTCTTCATTTTTAGAACGATTGAAGGCATCCATCAGCACGGTTGCGGCCCTGAGGAAAAGACCCTTTTCAAATAATTCCTTCGCCTTCTCCATCATCGCAACGACAGCAGGGTTTGGTGCGGTTTCAAGTTTTGTCTCAAGCATCACTTCGGTCTTTTCGACCGGGTAGCGCGGGACAATCGGCCCAATCGGACCTTCCGGAGGTTTTGCGTAGTAACGGAACGTTGGGCGTTCGCCACGGCGTTCTGCTCGACCCATCATGGCCAGACGGCATACCGCACGCTGCACACTGTGCAATTCGTATTCCGGTAGTGCTGCGGCGATCTCTTTGTTCGTCAGTCCAGGGTTATTGGCCACGAACAACTGAATTGTTTTCAGAAAACTCATGAGTTCGCTCCTCTGAAACCTGCAGGGATTTTGCTGTAGTCAGTGTTCTGGAAAGTAGATTTAAAGATCCCATCCTCTCTGGCCCACTCGCCGTTAACGCGAGGTGGACGACCAGCCTTTGCCCAACTTTTTGCTGATTTCAGGTAACCCTGGAACTTGGATGGCTGGAACAGCGTTTGTGGGCGAAGATAGGCTGACATCGTGAGGTCTTCGCTCCACTTGGCATTGCAGTAGTCGACCACCAGCGACAACTCTTCCACTGAAAAGCCTTCACCGATTCGGGCTCGGATGTTCTGCAACGATGTGGTGCAAATCTGGTAGCGGGAGTTAGTCACCTGGTTCAGGTGAACCAAAACCTGTTTAGCTTGATCAGTGATCAACACTTCACGGTCTGGTTGCGACGCAACCGGACAAGAAGGGTTTTTAATATCTGTAGTATTCTCTGTTGTATTCTCTGTAAGAACATCAGTGCAATTTGACCTGATGACAGCAGTTCGTTTTGACCCGATGGAGCGTTTCACTTTGACCTCTTCCATCGGTTCATTTTGACCTGATGGAAGAGTGCAATTTGAACTCTTCGATTTGGTCACTTTGACCTCATCTAAAAGTTCGCTTTCGTAGTTGATGGTGTAATAGTTCGTCATGTCGCGCTGAGACTTGTTCAGCTGCTCAACTTTGAGCACGCCGAGGTTCTTCAGGCGGGTGAATGTGCGCTTCAGCGTAGACTCTGACCAGAATGGGAACTGCTCAAGCCACTGCTCATTGGTGTTGTAAATCCAGCGCACGCCGTCACGCTCCAGTCCGGAGGTGGTTTCTTTCAGCCAGTAGTTTACCTGCTGCAACGCAATAGCCTCGTTGAGGCCAATGCTGTACGCAAGGTCAGGGTTTATCACTATCGGCCGGGATGGCATTAACAGGCTCATGGTCGTCCTTTAACTCTGTAAATTTACGCTGGAACTGGTCAAGAGGGCTGAAGCACTCATGTTCGTAACCTTCGCGAATGTATATAACGCGTCGAGTCTGTGGCTCCCATCGGATGACACGGACCGGGACGCCGTAGTGGTCTTTGAATCGCCGGTTAAGTTCACGCATAACGACTCCCCTTTACGACGCCATACACCCACAATTCCCATGGCCCTGCTGTGGTTACACGCAACCCAGCGTCCTGATACCATGCGCTCATACCGAAACGACGAGGTTCCAACAACGGTAATACCACGGAGTTGCGGGAGACGGTTGTTTACCGTTAAACTGTTCATGCGTTAGTTTCTCCACTGATACGACACGCCACGGAGCCCGGAGCTGCACACTCGCGGGCTTCACTCTTTTCTGGTGCGCAAAACACACGGAAAAGTAGCGTTAAATGCTCTTGCCACTTGGCCATAACCTGATAGCTGTTCTCTTCGATTTGAGCGCGTTCGGACGCGTCAATAACACCATCGGCTGTAGCCTTTCGTAGGTATTGAGAGTGTTTGCCAATCCACTCTACTGATTCCATCAAGCGCTGATTGATATCTCCGTTCTCCACTTCCTCAACATCAGCCAGTGGAACAAAGACGCCGTTTGAATGGCGAGCAATCGCATTTGCAATGTGATTTGACCCACCAGCTCGCTGTAACACCATGGCCCAGCCAAGAGGGAATATCTGATCTCCATCCATGCGGAGACGGTTAAATAAGGCATTTTCTGTAACTCCAAGCCACTCGGCTGCTTCGCTATATCCGCCAGGCAATTCGGTAATAGTTTTTTTGATAGCAGCAACTAACCAAACCGGCTGTTTATCAACTTTCCATTCAGGTTCTATACCCACGGCCAACCCCTCATCTCTGTGGTTATTAACAAGCTGCTGAATCTGTAGACTTTTGGTAAAGACTGGCATCGTACTTAAGCTTGCCTTTCGTAATTCTCTCGATAACGAAAGCTTGCTTTTGAGGGATGACTTCACCCCATCGGCAAACTGCCGGGTGGGAAATCCCAAGAACACTTGCGGTTTTTGATACGCCGCCGAAGTGCTCAATGACTTCTGATTTACGCATGGTTCCTCCTGGTTAACTCACGCCTTAAAGGTAACAAAAGGTACATTAAATAGCAAACAACAGTTACAAGGAATCAATGTAACATTGGTTACATGAAAACAGAGATGAAAGACCGAATAAGATCCCGTCGAGTTCAGCTCGACATAACACAGCAGACCCTTGCTAAACGCTTGGGCGTCAGCCGTGTTTCCGTGACTAAATGGGAGAGCGGTACAACTAAGCCTGATGGAGAGAACCTCCACCAGCTGGCAATGGCGCTGCAGACAACTCCAGAATGGATTCTTTACGGTCAAGGTGAGGAAACCCAGGACGATACAAAAGTTGTTCCCTTCCTTAAGCCACCAACGGCAGTCCCTATTATCTCCGCTGTTCAGGCCGGGATGTGGACTGATACTTATGCATGCTCAAGGCTTTCTGATGTGATTTCATGGACGCAAACCACTGCAAACGTCTCTGATGAAGTATTCGGTCTGGTAGTTCGCGGTGAGTCAATGACCAACCCTCACGGCCTGCCTTCAATCCCAGAAGGATCAATCGTTATTGTTGAGCCTCATTATGGCCAACTTGATGACCTTTACGGAAAAATTGTAGTGGCGATACTCGATGGTTCAGCAGAGGCTACGGTTAAAAAACTCGTATGGGATAGCCCTTACGCTTACTTAATGCCTCTTAATCCTGCATTCAAACCTATCCCAATAGACGGCAACTGCCGAATTGTTGGGAAAGTGGTTCAGATAACCCAGAACATTTAAGTCATTCATTTCCAAAGCCAGATATCCTTCTGGCTTTTTTTTCACATCTATAGGTAACAAAAAGTACATTAGCCGCTTGACCATTAAAGTAACTAAAGGTACATTTAAATCACACCACGGGTACCGACAGTTACCTGCGCCGGTGTGGTAGTTAGCAATACGGTATATGGCACATGTGCCGCAGCGGTCCGGGGATTCCTTTCAGTATCCAGATCCAGCGGGTAGCCGGAATGTGCAAGCCAGGCGAGTACGACAGCCAGAAGCGTTTCACCAGCGTGGCGATCAGGTGTGACACCTCGGAAGAGACGAGGATATCAGCCAATCACGCTAAGCATCTCAACGGGTGCTTAGCGGGACTGGAAGAGTTACCACTTGGAGACGGTCCCTTTAAATGTCCTGGATAGTGGCGGTTCCGCACCGATAACAGCGGCGACAAGATGATGCAAACGGCAAAGGTCGTTAAAACTCGTTAGGTGCTGGCGTGGCATACGCGACAGGCCGGATAGACGGCATAGACCAAATGAAACCGGGTGAGGTCGATAAACCAAACGCCGATGTGGTGGGCAGGATCCCCAGTGAAGCCTGTGACAGCCGGGAACAGACCGGCACAGCCCAGACGATATCTGAGTGGCTTAAAAAACAGATGGGAGCCGGTGGAATCCCGGCACACAACATGAAAGCGCATTCCTCTTTCACTGATGGGGATCGGTTTGTTACCTGGCGGAGTGCGCTTCCAGTTGTGGTGAATGACGGGGCTGACCGTCAAACGGTTGAGAAAAGATAAGCAGGCGAAACGTTCTAAGCGAGCATAAGGACTGATCGAACGCGGATGGAACGGGCGGTTACGATATTGAAACACCGCGCCACTGAGCTGGAGTTCAGCACCAGCCACCACAAACGAATCACGTTAGGACCGTGGTAAACCCGTAGTAGCTGTAACAGATGCTGTGTGTAGTCTTGGCGGTCGGCAGTTGTGAATGTCCTTAATGTCGACCGCCCCTTTTACACAACTGAAAGCGCGTTCAGCCCGTTCCTTAAGAGGCCTCAGTCGTTAAATCAACCTCAGGAGAACGCGCTCCCAATTGTGGAGAAGCTAACTGGCGGTGGCAGCCGCCCGTTTCACTAAGTGCCCAGGTTGGGTGCTTACTAAAACGAACCCCCTTTATTTTTTGTCGCCAACTGGCGAGGGATTCGTGCAACCAAAATTCAGCGCTGTGCAGAGCGCATATAACACGGAGAAACTATCCATGACGAACACACAGAACGTCACCGAGTTACAACCACGCATGACCAGAGAGCAGTTGATCGATGCTGCTCGTATAGCTGCTAAGTATCTGCCAGTTGCATCAGCGCAGCTTATGAATGAGCTTGCTAACCGCCTCGACTACACCAGCGTAGCGCTTTGTGAAGCGATGGCGCAGCGTAAGGAGTTGGCCGAGCAGAACGCTACACTGCGTGAGGATGTCGCCAGCTGGGCCAAAGAGTGCGACCGCATAGAAGAGCGCCACACCAAAACGCCCACCAACATGCACCTGCTGGAAGCTCAGCGAGAACTGCGTGAGCTCACTCCTGTTGTCATTTCCCTGAATAACAAGGTTGCTCTCTAATGGCTAACTCATTCAAGCAAATGACCAAGTCAGGTCTGATTAAGCGTACCGATACCGGGATGTTTATCAGCCTTGAAGATATTCATGTTCGCGAAGGCTTTAACATCCGCGAAGACGATGAGCGTACTCGCCTGGCTAACGATGACTTATTCGATTACCTGATGAATGGTGGCGTCGTTCCGCCAATTGAAGTTGTACCACGTGACGAGGGCGGAGTTTACATCGTTGAGGGTCATCGTCGTCACCTGGCCTATCAGCGCTGTCGTGACGCAGGAAAGCCCGTTAATCGAATTCACATCATGCCCTTCTATGGGAATGACCTGAAGCAAAAGGCGCGAATTTTCACGAGCGCAAGCCAGCTTTCATTGTCCCCTATCGATCAGATTAACGGCATTCGCGATTTTGCTCCCTTCAATCTCACTCCGGCTGAGATAGCGAAGGAAATCCATAAATCAGTGGCATGGGTCGAAAAGCTGATAGCCCTTAGCAATGCAAATCACGATGTGCAAAAAGCTGTTAAGGCTGGCGAAGTATCCGTTGATGTAGCCATTGACCGCGTAAAAGAGTTCGGCGAAAAGGCCGGAGAGGTTCTTCAGAAGGATAAAGCCTCTGCTGCAGCCAAAGGTAAGAAGAAAGTTACTCGTAGCGTCATAGCGCCAGAAATTAGCGTCAAGAAAGCACGCCGCCTTGTTGAGCTGGTTAGCCTGGCCGGGATAAGTGACACAGGCGTTATATCTCTCGAAGGTTTGGCCCATGCAGAAGTCCTTCAAATTATCGACGAGCATAAAGCTATCGTGGCTCAACGCACTGGAGAGCAGAAATGAAATTCACATTGAAAGAAATGAACGGCCTTCTTAATGGTAAATGCCTCCCATCTGATCTGATCGTTGGTGAAACACTTGCCGAGTATCTGGTCCGTAAATTCTCCACACTTGATCAGCGCCTCATCGAGTCAGAGCGCTACGGCCGCCAGACTGATATCACAATCGATAATCTGGAGATGAAGCTGGCGCAGATGGCTGCGGAGAATGCGGGGGTGAAGGCTGTGCGTGAAGACCGTCGCACGTTCATCATGAATGGGGTGCAGTTGGGCTATATCCAGGTTCCGACAGTGGAAACAGACCCGGCACTTGAAACCATTCGCGTTGCTGTATCACCACAAGAATCAACCCCGGCCACCGACGCTTTCCTGGCTGAAGTGCGTGCCAGCGGTGTTGAGATGTTTGCTGCCAGCCTGAAGGTGGCCGGTGGTCATGAGCATCCATATTCAGCGGTAGCCAACGAGTTCGCCGCTCAAATTCGCAAAGGAGTGCAGTCATGAGCACACAAATCAAACCATGCCCATTCTGCGGCAGCAAAGACGTAGAGGCGTTTGCGCAGGATAAAGAGGACTGTCCTTTCCGGTCTGCAATAGTTCGTTGTCATTCCTGTGATGCGCAGTCCGCTCAAATGGTTGGTGCCAACAAAATCAACATGGCTGTTGCTGCATGGAATAAACGTGTCGGGGAGTCCGCCCAATGAGCAACATCGACAAACAGGCGCGAGCGGAATTACGGAAGCGTTACACACCACCTGAAATTCCTAAGTGCAGTATCTGTGGAGGTGAGCTATCAATCCAGCGCTGCGGCGGTGGCGAGCCAACCGTGTACGCCTGTGATGGTTATGAGGCTGACCCTGAAAACCCTGGCATGGTTCGCCGAGCTGCTGGCCGAGATATAGCGGATAAACATTACGAGGAATCTCGTTATATCGACTGGAAAAAAGGCGGTGATTCGGATGTCGTGGCGCTGCTGGATGAGCTGGAAGCCAAAGACAAGCGTATTGCTGAGTTGGAGAGCAACAATGCATACATCAAAAACCGCCACAAAGAACTGGATCTGTTAATCGGTAAAAACATTCTGGTAATGCAGGCCGCAATCATCGAATGGCAGGGAACTGGCGACGCCAGAAAAGGGCTGGCATGGATTTATAACACGCTGTTTGGTCCTGGCGAACTGCCGGACGAATCGGAGAAAGATGCCCAGGCATATTTCGACCGCAAATATGGCCCGCTTGACGAAGAACTCATGGCTCTTCATCGGTGGTTCTGGGAACAAAGCGAAGCTGAACGCGCTGCCGCAGCCGGTAAAGGAGAGTGAGCATGGCTACCAACGAAATTCTCATCGTTAACAAAATTGGGCGCGCTGATGGTGATTACGGGTGCTACTGCCCTCATTGCGGAAAACCGATGTTCTTCAGCGAGGATGATCTGGATGATTTTCGCGGCTCTCAATACCAGCACTCTCGCGTTATAAGCCTCATGACAGGTGAACGGTGTGATGGATGGCTTGAGGTGTCGACTGATGCTGGTTATTCACGAATTTTATTCGACCAGGGAGAGGACTAACCCATGAGCACTATTACCAGAGAACAGGCTCAGAAAATTATTGAAGCAGCCGATGAGGTTATTACCGCGCTGGCCGGAACTAACGAGGATGTTCACCCTGAGAGCGATAACATGCTCCGCCTGTGGGATGACTTGAATGACCGTTACGCGCCGCCAGAAGTTGTGCGTGAGCTGGCGCGTATCGCGCTGGCATCGCTCGAATTAGAGCGCGGCATGATTCGACGTTTCGATCTTGATATGAGCGATTGCGATTCCTGCGGGCAGGATTGCGGCGCGGATATGGTTGAAGATTTAGACGGTGAATATGTGCTTTGGGATGAGGTGCTGCCTTTCCTCTATCGGTATGACGAATACACCGCCCCGCCAGCGCCGGAAGTGCCGGATGATATAGACGCTCGCATGAAAACCGCTGGCATGTTATCTGCGTCAGAAATTATTGCCGGACAGCCGATTGACGCATTCATGAAACATGCGGGTGTAGTCGATTTAGAAAGCCTGATTAAGTGGGCTGAGATGCGCCGTGCTGAGTTCCTCCGCATGCAGGCCCAATATGAACTGGGCGATAAACCGAAGGACGACATGTACGAGTGGGTTATCTCTCACGTCGCGGCGTTCAGCGAACTGCACGTAAACATTCGCGCCGCCATGCTTCAGGGTGCCAATGAGCGCCATGTGGTTCGCAGCGAGCACGCAGAATGGTCACAATCTACTTTTGGTGACGTTGGCCCTGTCGGTCCACTTAAGCATCTATCGAAAGAAGCGCTGGAGGCAGCTGCAGAACCAGGCGATCTCAGTGAATGGGCTGATATGCAATTCCTATTGTGGGATGCACAGCGCCGCGCTGGTATTACAGACGAACAAATCACACTGGCCATGATTAAGAAGTTGGCAGTGAATAAAGCACGCACCTGGCCAGAGCCAAAAGATGGCGAACCACGCCTGCATATCAAAGCAGAACCACAGCAGGAGGTGGAGCAGTGAATAAATCAGAACTCCTCCAGAAAGTATCGGAACTGGCCAGTGAATGCCATAAGTTGGCCTGTGAGCTTGATATTGGTGACGAGCGAACCGAAATGTTCGAAATCTACGGAGTGCTGCACAACCTAGGTCGCCGCGGCTACGCTAACCAGGTAGGCCGTCGAATGAATCCTCTACTGATGTCACAGGAAGATGATGATGAGGATGATGACTGATGCCTAACCCATTCGACGCGATTATGTTCGTGCTGCTGGTCATTAGCGCACTTCAGGGCATGGGGTGGCTTCCATGGTGAGCAAACTCAAACAGCGGCGCTTGCGCCGCCTTAAAGCCGACGTGGCCTGGTGGCGCGAAGAGGCAGAATACGGAAACCGCCGCATTCTCGAACTGGCCGGGGAAATAGACAGGCTCAAGAATCTGGTTATCCGCGTGCCCATGCCGGTGCTCATACCTAAAGAGATGGCCCACCAGCTTTATTACACCGAAACAAAAAGATGTCGTACCTGCAATGATGGGCTCCGTGGTGGTTGTTCATCATGCATTTTCTATAAGAGATAGCCGGGTGCAGCCGGTTAAGTGGAGAATAGCCATGGCCAAGTTGATGAAGGCGAGTCTATGGGGAAAGCGAGAGTTTGAACCTGGCTCAGTTCCAGATAACAGAACTATCAAACGCTGGATTGAAAACGGTAAGCTTCAGGGTCGCATCGTAGATGGAACGATCCTTGTAAGTTCCTCAGAAAAATGGGGCGTTGACTCAATGGTCAGTGAAAGAGTTCGTCAGTTAATTCAAGAGGATTAACATGGCCGCAAGACCACGTAAAAGGGAAAACCGTAATCTCCCTGACTTCCTGCTTTATGATAAAGCCACCGGACAATATCGCTTTACGCTTATAACCGGGAAACGTAAAAGCATTGGAACTGATCGCGTAATGGCAATCGCCATTGCCAAAGAATACAACCTCAGAATGAGGCCTGAAACGGTCCCGTCCGTTGAAAGCCTGATTAGAGACTCAGGCGGACTTAATGGAGAAGCACAGCCATTCAGCCATCATATTGATCGAATTATGGCGCGTGCCGTAGCCGATGAAAAACCATCACAAAGTACCCTGGACGACTGGAATAATGACGCTATCAGGGTTAAGGAATTTTTTATCGACATCCCCGCTTGTGACATTGAGCTTGAGCATGTGAACCAGTTTATTAACCGCTACCATGCTGATGCATCAGCTAACGTTCAAAACAGGAAAGTGAGCTTTCTCAAAAAACTATTCTCTTATGCTGTTGACGAATCATTAATGATGGATAACCCGGCAGCACGTAAAAAAATGCGCCGCGTTGAAGATAAGAAGCGCAAACGGCTCGCACTGGATAACTTTATTGCTATTAGAAACGCAGCAGAACCATGGTTAAGAACCGCAATGGACCTTGCACTTCAAACGACACATGCTCGTCTCGAAGTTTCAAGAATAAAATATTCGATAAGGGAACCGAAGAACGGCGTTTGTGGATGTGTATGGTTAGACCAACCTGAAAACGGAATATACGGAACGTTGTACATTCACCGCCAGAAGGTGCAAAAGAAAGAAGCATCGCACGTAGCGATCCCAATTGGAGAGGAATTGAAGAGGATTATTGACGATAGCCGGGATAGTGTTGCCAGTCCGTATGTTGTTCACCGTATACCAGAACGAAATAACAAACGCAGTAAAGAGGTTTCGCACCCTACTCAGGTAGCGCCAGATTATCTTAGCCGTTCGTTCTCTGCACTGCGTGACAAACTTGGGTTGTGTGATCATCTTCCAATGGATGAGCGTCCAACTTTTCATGAGATCAGGGCTCTTGCCGCTCACTTGTTTGATAGCCAGGGTATCGACCCTCAGGGCAGGATGGCACATAGTGATGCCAAATCAACGAAGATATATACCAGTAATCATATTGACTGGGTTATGGTTCCACATGGTGAGATCAAGGCAGGATAACCAATGGCGAAACCACACCTTAAGTTATTGATGTGTATAGTGCAGATAATGCGTAAATTTCACTGTTTGCTTATACAGTCGAATGATGTGAAAGCCAGTAATGGCGCGGCTTAGAGGCATTTTACACAGGTGACATGGGGTGTCGGGGGTCGGAGGTTCAAATCCTCTCGTGCCGACCAAAAACACACTGAAAACCAGCCTGATGGCTGGTTTTTTATTTCGCCTCGTCCGGCGTTTTGCGCAGATACACTAGCGTAGTCAGACAAATCACCGCTCCGGCATAAAACGTATATTCCGCGCCAAACGATTCCCATATCGCGCCGGCTCCCACGCTGGCGATTAATAATCCCACGCCGCTTACCAGACTAAAAATACCGAAAGCCGT